TCACACACGTTCCAGCATTCCTTTCATTTCAGCCAGTGTGCATTTCGTGTCGGCCAGTTCTTTGGTGAGCTTTTCTTCTTTATCCGTCAAACCTACCAGCACAATGCAGCCAGGAATGACCTTAAGCGTATAATGATTGCCCGTGTCAAAACCCGCGTCACGCAGCCATTTGCCAGACAGGGTGATACTGGGCGTACTGGTATCAAGACTTTTTGGACGATAGCCCACAATAAAACTGCGCTCGGGTTTGGTTGCGGGAAGGTCTGAGGTAGAATGCCGATTGGCCATAATCAACTCCTTGATAGTTGGTGCGGTTAAACGCTCCGGTTACGTTCAGGCACGCAGGCGCGTTGCTAATACTGGAGGCTTTAGGTGGCCTCCTATCAGTTTAGAATAATAAATAGGTGGCCTCATGTCAATCATAGCGCGTGAAAAAAAACCAAAAGGCGGTGGTCAATCACCCCAGTTTAAAATGCGTATTGATCCGGCATTAAAAGAACAGCTTGATGCTGTGGCTGCGCAGGAAGGCGTGAGCCTTGCCAGCTGGTTAAAGGAACTTGCAAGAGACGGACTAAGAAAAAAGGGAATTGAGCCAAAGGCCTGATTTTTAGCATAAACCGAACAACTGAACTTTCTTCAGGATCGCGTTCTATCACATTCTTCTTTATACCCGATGATGACGGCATTTTGGCGGAGATCACAGGAGTTGAAATTGATATTTAACTTATTGATTTAATATTTATATTTTTTACTGAATAAATGAGTCACCCCCATAAGCGCCCAAACGATTTTGCTTATGGAGTTCGGAGGCATCCTGAGCTATTTTTTAGGCTCTGTTTTCCACTGTAGCAAGCCAGCAATATCCTTCTCACCTTCGGCTTCTTTTAAGCGCCGTTGTTGTTCAGCAAACTGACTATATTCTGCCTGCGCTTTTTCATCGGCCATTTTCTTGCTGACTTTACCTGCGCCTTGCAGAACCTCGCGGTCGTTAAATTGCAGGAACTGATCCAGCTTATCCTGCCAGTCGCGTAAAAAGACCTGCTGACGGCGACGGGCTTGATCCTCGGCAAAATCCAGCCACATGTTAACCACGCGATTGAGTTCGCTGACCTCATCCTGAGTGAGATAATTTTTTGCCACCGTTACGTCCCCCTTACGCACCTCTTCACCTTTATAACTGGTCAAGCCCATGTGCGGCTGGCTGGCGTCGGCACGTTTGTGGATGAGTTCAGCAGCGGTATGCCCGGTACAAGCAAAATGCAGTTTGTTCTGGATGGTTTGAAAAAACTGCGTGGTTTCTTTTAGCGACGATTGATAGTCAGCGGCTAACGCAAAGATCTCCCGCACCCGCAAATACACCCGGCGCTCGCTGGCGCGAATATCGCGGATACGCTCCAGCATTTCATCGAAATAGTCGGGTACAGTCGATGAACCCACGGGCGGATTTTTTAGCCGCTCATCGTCCATCACAAAACCTTTGATCAGGTATTCCTGGAGCGTCTGGGTTGCCCACTGGCGGAACTGTGCACCGCGAGGGGAGCGAACGCGATAGCCGACAGCGAGTATCAAAGGCAAACTAAAATATTGAACCTGATAGTTTTTCCCATCGCTGGCAGTTGTTCGGTAAAACCGAACAACTGAATTTTCCTCAAGTTCGCCATCTTCAAAGATGTTCTTTATATGCCCGCTGATGGTGGCTTTAGCTTTGCCATACAGCTCGCAGATCGTTGCCTGAGAAAGCCACAGTGTATTACTTTCAAAGCGACATTCAACACGCACTCTCCCGTCACCGCTGGCAAACATAATGAATTCACCTGCCGGTGGTTGGGTTAAGTATTTATCTGTCATGCCGCCTCCGCTTGCATCTGACTCACAACGCTGTAATCCGCTTAGTATGCCAGAAATTCCTTGTGAGGATTATTATGCGGGTAGCAGAGAGATATCATCAAGCTGATGAATCGGATTTCTATTTGGCTCAGTTCATTATCGGGTCACTTGACGATACTTTCTATAACACGCTTCTTTATACCCGATGATAACGGCTTTTTTTTGCCGCGGCATTTTCACAGCGAAAATCTGAAGATTGTGAATGATACTGCGAATAAAAAAGGGCTGCTCAGGAAGGAATTTTGGCGGAGATCACAGGAGTTCGATGTTGAGATTAAGGCTATGTATTAATTTGTTTTTATATATTTAATTGCTCTTTGTTATACACATCGCTATACACATTTGCTGGACTGACAAACTACCTATTGATAAGCCACCAGTGACAGATCTCATTAAAAAAACTTTTTTTTAGAAAAACTGTTCACACTGTTCACTACGTAATTTTATTAATAATATTCATGTGGTTATGCGGTGAATGGTTGGTGAACAGTGAACACTTTACTGTTCACTATGGCCGTTTTGCAGGTAAAAAAAGACCGGCGATTGCCGGTCAGGTCAGGTTATTTCGCTATGGGGTCATCACATTTCGGCAGCCAGTCGGCGTTGCTTTCTTCTCTTAGCGCCAGATTGGTCTGTATGCCCTGATTTTTTCGGCGCTTCTCATAACTCAGCCCGTACTCTTTCAGCATGACCGGTAGCCCCTTACCGAACATGGTGAGGCTGAGTGTGTTTTTGTAGCCGTGTGCTTCCATATACGCCAGATAGGCATGATAGAGATACAGGCGCGGCTGACGCGGTATGATGCTGGCATTGCCAATATACATCCCCTCAGGCTCCGGCAGTGCTTCCAGATAGCCGCAAAAATCAAATGTCGGGTCAGCATCGCGTTTAATACTAAGCGCCTCGTCGGAGTTCTGCTGTGACTGGAGCAGGGTACGGGCGGTCATCGGGTCGCTGAACTTCTGCATAAGCTGGCGCACAATCACGGCCAGCTCACGGGCTATTTTGTTCTTGAGCTGCGGGTCGCGCTCTTCCGGGGCAATCTGTTCCGGGAAATGCAGAATGACCCGGCGACGGGACACGCCGCCGCTGCGGTCGGTAAAGCGCATCGGGTTGTTGTTGACGGCCAGAATCACCGCCGGAATATGGGTGGAGTATGCATCCTTGTATTTCGGGTCAACCGAGACCGCATCCCCGCCGGTGATGGCCTTGAGTCCAGCCCCGTCACCGCTCCACTTTTCCTGGTCAGGCAGGCGAATCAGCGAGAAGCCAATCAGTGCGGCACGTTCACGTGGTGATTCCAGCGTTTCAATGGTGGCCGACGTGGCGTTATCTTCCCCGGCAAGCATGGTCGCAATTTCAGCCAGAATACTTTTCCCGCTGCCACCGGGGCCGGTCACTTCGAGAAAGAGCTGCCAGTCGTAGCGGTTCGCCAGTACCATAAACAGCGCGGCCAAAATCACGTCGCGTTTTTCCGGTCTGCCACCGGCGGCACGGTCGAGCCAGCGCCAAAAATCCGGGGCGTGCGTTTCCAGCGTTTCGCCATCCACCGGCGGGGTAAAATCGACATCACAGAGCGTGCGCAGCCAGTGTGATTTATGGTGCGGGCTGAATGTACCGGTGGTGGTATCGAGTACGCCGTTGCGAAAGCCAATCAGACGGCGTGCCGGGGAATCCTGCTGCGGAATAATCAGTTTCAGGGTCTCCACCACTGAGGCAATTTTCCCCGACGAGAACGGCGCGCGCAGACGCTGGAACAGTCCGGCCACGTCGCGGGCAAAATCCGACGGTGGAATGATTTTCCATATCCCGGCCTCATAGCGGGACAGAAGCTGGCCGTTCGCATCCACCGCCAGCGCTTCGCCGTAATGCCCATGCACCCGCATCGCCTTGTCGCTGGCGCTCATGGCGGTAAATTCCGCCTCGCTCATGGTGTCGAACGGGCTTTGTGCCGGTGGCCAGATGGCGTCATGAATTGCTTTCCGCGTGGCCTCCTCGCCATTCTGAATAAATGCATCATTCCAGTCACCGAACACCGGCGGCAGGGCAACAATGCCCTCACAGGCGTCTGCGGCTGCTGTGGCTTTGGTCTGACCGTCGCCGTTAAGGTCGCGGTCGGCAGCAAGGACAATCTGACAGGCCGGGTGTTTCTGACGGGCCAGGCTTGCCAGAGAAAGGAGGTTCACGGAGGACAGCGCCACCATGATGGTTTCGCCGGTCAGGTGATGCACGGTGAGCGCGGTCGCATAGCCTTCCGCTATCCACAGGCGTTTTCCGGCCTGTTTTTTCCCTTCGATGATATGACATGCCCCTTTGACCTGACCGGCTTTCAGGGTGCGTTTGAGACCGTCAGAATTGATAAGCTGAATGTTAACCAGTGCACCCGTACCGTCATACAGCGGCACCACCACATCACCGGCGCGGAACGTCACGCCGCCGGTTTGGTGTGTGGTCGTCAGCGTCAGACATTCCCGACCGGGGAAGCCCTTGCGGGTGAGGTAGGCGTTGCCGGTGGCTGTGCGGGTTTTATCCATAAGCTGCACGGCCAGCGCGGCGGCCGCCTTGCGGTCAGCATCGGTTTCAGCTTCTGCGATCGCAATCACCTCTGAGGCATCCGGTGACAGGTTGCCGGTGATGGTATTCACCTTCTGGGCGGCCTCTGAGACCGACACACCAAACACTTTCTCAACCAGTGTAAGCCCGTCACCCGCGCCACAGTTGTTGCAGAACCACGTCCCACGTCCCTCTTTATCGTCAAAGCGGAAACGGTCAGAGCCGCCGCACACCGGACAAGCTTGATGCCGGTTTTTAATGACCTTCACACCCAGCGCAGGGAGAATACGCGGCCAGTGGCCGCACGCCTTTTTTACCGTTTCTGTTACGTTCATTTTCATTGTTATTTTCTTCCTCAGTGCAGCACAGGCGGTGTGATGTGACGGGCGCAAAGTTCATCCATCACCGCGAGCCCGAGAAAGGACAGAGACGGCGCGGCTTTCAGTGGTCCGGCTTCCATTAAATCTTCCAGTAACGCACAGGCAATCTGACGTCCTTTTTCCTCGCCGTGCTGGCGCAGATAAAAGCCTTCCAGCTCGGCCGCAATGGCGCTTTCCAGTGCGTCGAGGGTGAGATGAGGATGGCGGTGCTGGCGTTCGCACAGGGTCAGCCATGCACAGGCCACTGCACGGCGATAGAGCGCGGCGCGTAATACGGGCGGTAATGGCTGTTTCATACGTTGCCCTCCCCGGTCAGCCAGTGCTGATTGCAGCGCTCGACCACGCCGTCGAGCTGGGCGGTCATGAGATAAATCACGGAGGTGAGCTGTAACTGTTGCGCCGGGTCACGCCTAACGGTGGCGCAATCCTGTTCCTGCATCAGGTCGCTGACGAGCTGGCCGACGTTGCGCATATGCTCAAGGCATTCGAGGTCACGGGCGGTAATGGTGGTGTGTCTCATGCGCGCACCTCCGCAACCGGCAGACGGCCAGCAAACGAGAGGACGTAATCACGAACGAGGGAAAGCCGTGCGGCGTGCTCATCACCGGCAACGGTGCGGAGCATACAAATTCGGGGTTTACGGTCTGCGCGATGAACGGCGGCAAACACAAAGACAAACTGCGGATATGATGGGGTGAGGGTCGTAGCCATAGCGGCAACCTCCATAGTTAGCTGGTTACAGCTACCACCGAAGTTCCTACGCTTATGGGTGGTAGCCCAGACGGGGGTAGGAATACCGGTAACTATGAGAACCGGCCAGCCCGAGAGCTGCCCCGCCTGAGCCACCATTACGCGATGCCCACAATGGCGAAAAGGCCACTGTGTATTGAATGGGTGCATCAAGGCACAGACACAAAAAAAGACGCAAGGCGCGTCTGGTGTCGCCATAGTTAAACACGGGTTCCTACGCCCGGCTGCCGATTTTGCGACAGCGGGAAAACTATACCTGGAAACGGCGAAAAGAAGCAAGCCAGAAAAAGGGGCTGTTTGCTGAACGGTCATCATCATGCGTCGTGACCCCGGTTGCGTTCCGCAATGCGATCTGCCATCCACGCGGTGATTTCAGAGTGCGCCCACGCCACGTTTTTTCCGCCGAGGCTGATTTGTTTCGGGAAGGCCTCCCGACTGATGAGGTCATAAACAGTCGAACGAGACAGGCCGCATAAATGCATCACTTCGGGCAGACGAATAAAACGCTCATGAACGGCGTCAGAGACCGGCATCAGCGGCGCGGCAGGGGCAGAAGACGGGGAAGAAAAAGCAGTGTGCATCGGGCTACCTCACAAAGTCCATACAGTGCCGGTCGTGTCCGTCCGGCTTCGGGTAGCTCCTTATTATGGTTATATTTTTCCTCAGGTCATGTGAGATTTTCGGGGAAACAAACATTGATTTTTCGCTATGGCAAACAAAGGCAAACGCTGGCAAACAGATGCAAATCACTGCATTACATTGCAGCAATTTCGATTCCTTTTAGTTATATGTTTATCAATATCAATCGAAATAAAGTCTAAGCTATGCCATCAGCAATAAAATCGGAGGGTGAACAGTCGTGAATAGTCGGTGAACACTTATACCTTCAACTGTTCAACCTTTATCTCACTGTATTAATTATCTTTTTCTTTTCAGTGAACAGTTGTGAATAGTTATTAGTAAAAAAACAAACAGTGAGTAAGGTTTTCCAGAGACCTTTCTCTGGCCAGCCGGTTTTTAAGGTCTGTTTGTGCCATTTTTGCCACAACGGCAATGAATCGTGTTGTTGTGTCTGGCGCGGCAGAATCTCCTCAGATTGAAACAAAGAGGAGACCCGACATGACGCAGACCGCTATTATTCCCGACTACCTTAAACCCTCGATAGAACGCCTCGAAACGGCCAGAGAAGCGCATCTCACCAATGTCCGACGTATGGACGAAACCACGACGGCAATCCGCCAGGTGCAAACCCAAAAAAATGAGCTGGAGCAGGAAAACGGCACTGATTCCGGCGCATGGCGTACCGCCTTTCGTGCCGGAGGTGCTGTCATTACCGATGAGCTGAAACAACGCCATATAGAGCGCGTGACACGGCGTGAACTGGCGCAGGAATGTGACAACATGGCTGAGGTGCTTTCTTTCGAGCTGGATAGCCTCCGGGGAGCCTGTGACCGCACGGCCAGAGCATACCGTCAGGCACATCACGGTGCCCTCAGTCAGTATGCAGAGCATGAACTCGATGTTGCCCTGCGTGAAAGCTGCAGTGCCCTCGTCAGAGCAATGAAACTCAGCATTCTGGTTAAAGAAAATCCGCTTGCCAACACCATCGGCCATCAGGGCTATGTCGAGCCAGAGCATGCCGTTATGCAGCAGGTGAAAACGTGGCTTGAGCAGGCGGTGAGGGGCTGCAATATCGGTCTGACTGATGAACCCGTGCTGTTTAAAACAGGTCTGTCGGCCTCCACCCTGTCGCATATGGAGCATGACGTTGCGGCCACGCCCGGTCAGCGAAAAGTCTGGCAGGAAAAAATGCGGGGTCGTGAGGCCGACCTGAAAGCACGAGGATTGCTGTCATGATGCGCTGCCCTTTCTGCCGCACGGCGGCCCACGTTCGCACCAGCCGCTATATGTCGGAGAGCGTCAAAGAAAGTTACCTGCAGTGCCAGAATGTGCACTGCTCGGCGACATTCAAAACGCATGAGTCCATTTTTGAGGTGATCCGTTCTCCGGTCGTCGATGAGAAACCCGCACCGGTGCCGACAGCACCCGCAGCTCCACGTCAGGTGAAAGGCTGTTACAGCTCACCGTTCCGCCATTAATCAGGAGAGACAACCCGTGACCATCCTGACCTTACAGCAGGCGTTTGAGGCCTGTCAGACGAACAAAACCGCATGGCTGAACCGTAGAGCCGAACTGACCGCTGCCGAGCAGGAATATCAGGCATTATTGCTGGATGACAACGCATCAGGCTCCCGCAGATTACAGTCGCTGCGCGACCGCATTGACGTAAAAAAATGGGAGGTTAATCAGGCCGCCGGTCGCTACATTTCCTCGCATGAGGAGGTGCAGCGCATCAGCATCCGTAACCGGCTGTACGATTTTATGCAGCAGAACGGCGCAGAGCTGGCCGCCGCGCTGGCACCCGAGCTGATGGGAATTAAGAACCAGCCCACGATGATAAAAAACCGTGCGCTTGACCGTTCAGTAGCATACCTGCGAGAAGCTCTTTCCGTCTGGCTGACCGCAGGAAATGAAATTAATTATTCCGCACAGGACAATGACATTTTAACGGCCATCGGATACAGGCCTGACGCACCTTCGCGGGATGATAATCGTGAAAAATTCACCCCAGCACAGAGCATGATTTACACCCGTCGACGCGCCGGACTGGCCGCGCAGTAGCCTGTCAAACAATCCCTGTAAATCCCGTCATTTTTCCCGAATTAAGCCATGCATCCAAAGGGTGCATGGTTTTGCATGCGTTTTCCCGCCCCTGTACTCCCGACCAGCGCCAGTCGCGGCGCGACCTGAGGCCGCCTTTGCACCTGCATTAAAAGCGGCCCCTTAAGCGGGCAGGCGTGGCGGGGAGAGCATTGCGCGCAGCAGGAGGGAATTAATATTTATTCTGAGATACACAAAGACTGATGATTATTGTATAAATATTCAGTAACTTTAACCATCAAATAAAAGGCATTGATGTGGATAAGGATTTTGTGACTTCAGATGATTTTGTAAAACTACTTGAGGAACCTCAGGAACAATTATCGCTGGTTATAAAAAGTCATTACGAAATTGATACCTTGTTAGATCGGTTGTTAACAGTTTCAATTAATAATGTGGATTCATTAGAGATGCGGCGTATTAGCTTTATATTGAAGGTCGATATATTAATCAGTTTAGGGGTAATACGTTCTGATTTCAAAAAATTATTTAATAATATAAATATGATTAGGAATGTTTATGCACATAATCCATATTCTATTTTCGATTCTAAACAAGCAGAAAAATCAAAAACAATTTTAATGCAAATAGATGAGTCTAGGAGTTTGGTAAAGGAATTCACGGACCCCACAGATATTCTTGTATTTGTGTTTTTGAGTGCATATATATTTTTAGAGACTGCTTTAAAAAACCAATACAGGAAAATACAAGGAGGAGTAGTACTAAACAAGAGGATTCATAAAGTTCTGGGTACAAGCACACCAAGAGCTAGTGAGGCTTCCATTCAATCATACCATGCGGAAATCGAAGGTAACTTGCAAGAGATTTTCCCAAAATTGTTTGGAAAGTAAATAATTTGGCCTGCGAAGCAGGCCAATGAATAACTTATTTCATGCAAGATACTCTTCCCGGGAAAATATCTATTGCATTCTAATAAAAACCGATTGGTTCTCTACGAATGTATTAAATCGGCTCATTAAATTAAGATCAATTAGCTCAGCGCTTCCATTACATCTTTTCAATAAGTAAATTAAATCATCCAGATCTAATAAATGGAAATACTCCCTCGTTTCGGATGAGGCTCTCATTAGTTCATGGGTTATATTATCCCAGTCGCCATGATGATTCATTTCAGTAATTAATACAATGCAATGGAAGCGTTTCAATACGGGTTTGATAGGCCTCCCATTTAAATCAGATATATCGTATCCACTCTTTGTCGATTTAACTGCACCAACAAGTTGACCTATGGCTTTTTTAACTTGTTTCTTGAGATTGCTGGTTCTACGTTGCATGTCTTTTATTGATACTGAATTCAGTATCGATGTATCTTTAGCCTCAATAAAAATTGATGCATTAGGATAAAAGGCAAGAATATCTGTTAGTTCGCGTGTTTTTTTTCCTATTTTAACTTTTGGGCTTGCGTGTAGTGTATATGGGAACACTGATTCTAATGACGCCCATATAGTATTCTCGAAATTTCCGCCCTCATCATTATCAGAAATATTTATGGCCTTAGTTTCAGTGATTCCAATAAAATGATTAGACGTTGAGGTCCATGCTTCACAGGTAAAGGGGAGGGTATACATGAATTCATTATTGAGAGGCGTATTAGAGTTGCTATTTAAGTTATCAAAGTAATCATGTGTTTCTTTAACTGCGATTGGATCTTTTCTCGCAATGCTGTGTTGTATTTTTCTTATTTTTTCAATGAGATGAGATGTGTCATTATTTATTTTTAAATCTGACCATGATACGGAAATATCAAGCTCATTAAACAGAAAAATAGGTGTTGTTTTGTACTCAAATATCTTTATTAAAGAAGATATATCATCTTCATGACGTAGTACTTTAGTTATCATCACTGGGGCATCTGAAATATCATTTATTTTCATGGCGCAGTATATAAGACTATTTCTTAATCCAATGATGAATTCTACAGAACAACCATTTATTATTGATTTCAAAATTGATGAAGGTGCCTTCATAAGAAAAGCAACATCACCGTTTCCCATAGCAGGCACAAACCAAAGACTAGCTTCTTCCGCACTCATCGCATTCTGTATACGTTGGCTGGGTATGTGCATGAATTTATTTCCTTAATATTTCAATTATTCAAAACGTAGTTGGCGTATGATTGGAGCATTGCTTTTCTTTTTTCAAGATACTGTGCATGATTATAAGTGCCGCGAATACTATTCTTATCCACATGTGCTAACTGCATTTCAATCCATGCACTATCAAAACCTTGTTCATGCAAAATTGTCGACATTGTATGTCTGAAACCGTGACCTGTAGCACGGCCTTTGTAGCCAAGTAACTCAATAACCTGTGAAACACTTTCTTTAGAGATCGGTTTACTGCGGTTATTTCTACCAATAAAAATATAGGGATAATGGCCGGTAATAGGCTTGAGCTGTTCAAAGAGGAAAATTACTTGGGTAGACAAAGGAATAATGTGAGGTCTCCGCATTTTCATCCGTTCAGCCGGTATCTCCCATATACCTTTATCCAAGTCAACTTCTTCCCACGTAGCAAACCTCATCTCCTGAGTTCTTACGCCAGTAAGCATAACAATCTTAGTCGCATTTTTCGTGATGATGCTGCCTGTATATGCTTCAAGATCTCTAACAAAATGGGGCAGCTCTTCGGCGGATAAAAAAGGATGGTGCTTTTGCTTTGGAACGGCCAAAGCGATTGCTAAATCAGGCGCAGGATTGTATTCAGCGCGGCCCGTTATAATCGCATAGCGATAAACTTCACCGCATCTTTGGCGTACTTTTCTTGTCTTCTCCAGCGCCCCACGCTTTTCTATTCGTCGTAGTACCTCAAGCAGTTCCAGCGGTTTAATCTCACTTATAGGACGCTTACCAATGTGTGGGAAAACATCTTGCTCAAATGTCTTAATGATTTCTTCGCGGTAGGCGACTGTCCAGCGATCGGCTTTATTTGAGTGCCATTCCCGACATATAGCTTCGAATGAGTTTTCTGTAGAGAGTTGCTGCGCCAACTTTTGAGCTTTGCGTTCTTCGACTGGGTCGATGCTATTTGCTACCTGCTTACGTGCTGCATCGCGTTTATCGCGAGCCTCTGCAAGCGAGACGAGACTGTAGGAACCGAATGACATTAACCGGGCTTTACCTGCAAACCGATAGCGAAACCTCCATCCCTTGCTCCCATCTGGATTTATGAGCAAGGATAAACCTTGTCCATCACTGAGAGTGTAGGGCTTGTCTTGTGCTTTAGCGCGTCGAATTTGTATGTCTGTAAGAGGCATGTGTATAAGCGAAATCTGTGTATAAAAAAATTATACACAACACTATACATATTTTTCGTGGATTTAGGGAGATTCCGTCGGACTAATACGGACGGGATTATTAGATAACTTGCTGTAAATAATGGTTTTAAAGGACTTTGTCGGACATGGAAAGATGATAATTGGCGGAAGATCACAGGAGTCGAACCTGCCCGGGGCCGCTGGCGGTCCCAACTGGAGTTGAAGTCCAGCCGCCTCACCGGAGACGACGATCTTCCGCGCCTCGATTGCTACATGGAGGCGGGCGCATTATAGCTACTTCCTGAGCTTTCCACACCCCCTGTGTGACTTTTTTCACTTCTGTTACACAATTAATTCTCTGATTTTACATAAATACCCAACAAATCCGTGAGTTACCGCTTTCGTTGCATCTGTTTGTCTACTGCGATCACAGAAAACAAGAAACGTAATCTGATAACCAGAAAACGCAATATCCGTAATGGGCACGATGCTTTAAAAAACCGTCATCAGATGCAGGAAAAACGTTGTAGTGGCTTTCAGGCTCACGACGTATCAGGTAACAAAGGAGCACAAATGAAAATCAATGATGGAAACTGGCTTACTCAACCGGGTCTGAATCTTATCCACCCGATCCAGGTTTTTGACGTGGAACAGCAGGGCAATGAGATGGTGATCCATGCCGCTCCGCGCGATGTGCGTGAACGGGCCTGGCAACTTGATACCCCGCTTTTTACCCTGCGCTTTTTCTCGCCGCAAGAGAGTGTCATTGGGGTGCGCATTGAACACTTTCAGGGCGCGCTGGATAGTGGCCCTCATTACCCACTAAACGTGCTCAACGATGTTTGGGTGGATATGCAGAATACGCCAGAATTTGCTGAGCTGAAAAGCGGTAGTCTGAGCGTGCGCGTCACCAAAGGCGAAAACTGGGCGCTGGATTTTCTCCGTAACGGCGTACGAATTACCGGTAGCCAGGCGAAGAATAACGGCTACATAGAAGACAATAACGACGCGCGTCGTTATATGTTTGAGCGTCTGGATCTGGGCGTGGGGGAAACCGTTTACGGTCTTGGCGAGCGTTTTACTGCGCTGGTGAAAAATGGTCAAACGGTAGACACCTGGAACTGCGATGGCGGTACCAGCACTGAACAATCTTATAAAAATATTCCGTTCTACCTGACCAATCGTGGGTATGGGGTGCTGGTTAATCATCCGCAGCGCGTCTCATTTGAAGTGGGTTCCGAGAAAGTCTCAAAAGTGCAATTCAGCGTTGAGGGTGAGTATCTGGAATACTTCGTCATTGACGGCCCGACGCCAAAAGAGGTTCTGAACCGCTATACGCAGTTTACCGGTCGTCCGGCATTGCCACCGGCATGGTCATTTGGGCTGTGGCTGACCACATCGTTTACCACTAACTATGACGAAGCAACGGTAAACAGCTTTATTGACGGGATGGCAGAACGCAATCTGCCGCTGCATGTCTTCCATTTCGACTGCTTCTGGATGAAAGCCTTCCAGTGGTGCGATTTTGAATGGGACCCGGTCACTTTCCCGGACCCGGAAGGCATGATCCGTCGCCTGAAAGAGAAAGGGCTGAAAGTTTGCGTATGGATTAACCCGTATATCGGCCAAAAATCACCGCATTTTAACGAGCTTAAAGAGAAAGGCTATTTGCTGAAACGCCCGGACGGTTCGCTGTGGCAATGGGATAAATGGCAGCCGGGGCTGGCAATTTATGACTTTACCAATCCAGAAGCCTGCCAGTGGTATGCAGACCAACTTAAAGGCCTGACGTCAATAGGCGTTGATTGTTTTAAAACCGACTTTGGCGAGCGCATTCCGACTGACGTGGTCTGGCATGACGGCTCCGATCCGCAGAAAATGCATAACCACTATGCGTTTATCTATAACGAACTGGTATGGAACGTGCTGAAAGAAACGGTTGGCGAAAAAGAAGCCGTACTGTTTGCGCGTTCAGCATCGGTAGGTGCGCAGCAGTTCCCGGTTCACTGGGGCGGTGACTGCTATGCAAACTACGAATCTATGGCAGAAAGCCTGCGCGGAGGCCTGTCTATTGGCCTGTCCGGGTTTGGCTTCTGGAGCCACGATATTGGCGGCTTTGAAAATACGGCCCCGGCACACGTCTACAAACGCTGGTGCGCGTTCGGGCTACTCTCCAGCCACAGCCGCCTGCACGGCAGCAAATCTTATCGTGTACCCTGGGCCTATGACGATGAGTCATGCGACGTAGTACGTCACTTTACCCAGCTAAAATGCCGGATGATGCCGTATTTGTACCGCCAGGCCGCCACGGCCAATGTGCAAGGCACGCCGATGATGCGCGCAATGATGCTGGAATTTCCGGACGATCCTGCGTGCGACTATCTGGACCGCCAGTATATGCTCGGAGATGCCATCATGGTCGCACCCGTATTTAGCGACGCTGGCGACGTACAGTTCTACCTGCCGGAAGGTCGCTGGACGCATCTGTGGCACAATGATGAAATTACCGGCAGCCGCTGGCATAAGCAGAATCACGATGTCTTAAGTCTGCCGGTCTACGTACGTGATAACACGTTACTGGCGCTGGGGAATAATGACCAGAAGCCTGACTATGCCTGGAACAACGGTACAGCTTTCCAGCTCTTTAACCTCGATGACGGACGTACCGCAGTATGTGAAGTGCCTGCAGAGGACGGTTCCACGATCTTCACCTTAACCGTAACGCGCAAGGATGGCGCGATCGCGGTGAATGGTGAGGGCCAGGCTGATGGCTGGACGCTATGCTTGCGTAACGTGGCACAAATTGCTCGTGTGGAAGGCGGCGTTCAGGCGCGAAGCGAGTGGGGTGTGGATATTGTCCCCGCTGGAAATGAGCTGAAGATTTACCTGTAG